CACGGTCGATCTGACGAACGGGAAAATCACACTGGTCGCAGATCCGACCGAGGTCATCACGGCGGATATCCAGGGCTACGTCGACAGCGGCAGCACTTACTTAACCAGCGTGGCGGACATTGCCAGGGAGATTGTCACAACTTACGGCGGCCTGGCCGATCCCGGCGATCTTGATACGGCATCGCTGACCGCGCTGAATACCGCCAATAATTCGACAGTCGGGATATATGTCGATAAATCGACAACCATCCTAAAGGTTCTGGACGAGCTGTCGAATAGTGTCGGGGCGTTTTACGGATTCAACCGATCCGGTCAATTTCAAATGGCTCGCCTCGAGCTGGCGACCGGTACCGCTGATGCCGAGTTCGATCTGACTAACATTATCGAGGTGCAGCGCCAATCGTCGGCAACACCGAACCACCGAGTTCGCGTCGGGTATGACAAAAACTATCGAGTGATGAGCGAGAGCGATTTCGGGGCATCGGTCACGACCGCGCAGCGGGATTACCTGGTCCGGGAAATGCTCTTCGAGTCAGACAACACCGCGAGCATTCGCACGATTTACCCGAATTCAGAGGAGCTGGTCGTCCCGGCGTTATTCTCGGCATCCAGCGCTGCCAGCACTGAGGCGACCCGCCTGCTGGCCTTGTATGGCTCTCAGAGAGATTTTTACACCATCAGGGTAAAGACGCAGCCCTACACTTTAAAGCTGAATGACGTCGTGCAGATAGCGTTTGATCGGTATAATCTGACCAGCGGCAAGAAATTCCGCGTTATCACGATCACCGAAGATGCGGCATCGAACGAGGTCGAATTGGAGCTGTGGGGCTAAATGGCTGAAAACATTATCATTTCCGCGAATAACTACGTCGACACGGCATCGAGCATCACGGCGGATTCGGCTGCGGCATCGCTGCCGGTCACAAATCTCCAGGATTTGCAGATCGTGAAGGTGTGGCGCACCAGTAGCGCGACCAGCGCTCAGATCGATCTCGACTTCGGTTCGCAGAAGATCATGGATTTTTTCGCGCTAATCGCTCACAACCTGACGACATCGTCGACCGTGCGCTGGCGCTTATCGAATGACAACTTTTCGACGTTCATTTATGACTCTGGCGAGATTAGCGCCTGGGCGCCCATCGAGGGATTCGGCGGATCGCCCTGGGGCGTTTTCACCTGGGGCGGATTGCCGACGGCTGAATTGATTAGTCTCTACAATGCCAGCACGTTCAATCTGTTGGCATCACCGCAGATCGCGAGATATTTGCGCTTGGACATTAGCGATTCGACTAATTCCGCTGGCTATGTCGAGGCCGGGCGCCTAATAGCAGGACCGGCATATCAGCCGACGATCAATTACGCGAACGGCGTAGCGGTTCAATTCGTCGATGATTCCAGAGTGACGAAATCACGCGGCGGCCAGGTGTTTGTCGATGAGGTCCGCAAATATCGGCGGATCACGTTCGATCTGATTCATCTGCCCGAGAGCGAGATATTCCAAAACGTATTCAACGCCATCGACCGGGTAAAAGGCGTATCGAAAGATGTCCTGGTCATTCCGCAGCCCAGCGACTCGTCGACCTGGCTGACGCAAAACATTTATGGGCGGGTCGCGGAGATCGGGGCCATCGAAAACACAACGCTGTCGCGATATAGTCGCACCATGACAATCGAGGAAATAATCTAATGGCTTTCCCTGTTACTTTAAACGGCGTCACCTATACGCTGGCGAATTTCGAGGGCTTGAATTACGTCGAAGGATTCCCCGATGCGCTCGAGGATTTTGTTACCGAGGCAGGCACTCAGGTCTCGGCGGCTGCCACTAGCGCCACAAATGCGGCTACCAGCGAGAGCAACGCATCATCCAGCGCGACCGCTGCCGCGAGCAGCGCAACCGCAGCGGCGGCATCTGCTACGGCTGCCCAGGCATCACTCGACGCAATCGAGGGGCTTTACCTGGGCGCGCAGGCGAGCGATCCGACGGTCGACCTAAACGGCGACGCGCTGACTGCTGGCGATTGGTATTTCAACACCGGCGCCGGGGCGGTCAAAATTTACGATGGCTCGGCATGGGTGACGATCACGTCGCTCACTTTCGACCTGGTAGATGACACCACGCCCCAGCTCGGCGGGAACCTCGATTTAAATGGTAACAATATCGGGGGTGTGACCCCGACAGAAATCGGATACGTTTCCGGCGTGACTTCTGGAATACAAACCCAACTTGACGCCAAAGCAAGCACTGGCAAGGCCATCGCAATGGCTATGGTTTTCGGCTAATTAGAGGAGAGCAGACCAATGGCCGCACCTAATATCGTAAATGTAAGCACAATCACAGCTAAGTCGTTTTACCTCGCATTGTCGACCACAAGCGCAACCCAGCTTGTTAGTAATGCCGCGTCAAGCGGTAAAGTGCTTAAGATAAACATGATCCAGGTTGCCAACGTCGACGGGTCATCTGCCTGCGATGTGACTGTTGACTATCACTCTCAGGATGATATTGGCGGCACAGCGTATTCGCTTGTGTCTACTGTGTCAGTACCAGCAGATGCGTCTTTGATTGTTATCGACAAAAACACAGCACTTTACCTTGAAGAAGATCGGTCTATTTCAGTAACGGCAGGAACCGCAAACGACCTAGAAGTTATCGTAAGTTACGAAGAAATTAGCTAATAGGAGCTAGTCGTGGCTAAAGATAAGGGCGGGTTTATTGGCTTTAACGGTTTAGATCAAGACCCGAAGGTATATAGCGGCGTTTGGTCTTTACCCACGCAGATGCAGAACAGAACAGGCTGGCCGCAGCCTGGCCCAATTGCAGATTATTTGATTATTGCCGGGGGTGGTGGTGGCGGTACGCAGATCGCCGCTGGAGCAGGTGCTGGCGGTTATCGTGAGTTTACTGACCAACCAATTGCAACAGGGGTTACTTACACTGTTACAGTAGGCGCAGGAGGTGCGGGTGGAGTAAGCACAAGCACTAGAGGCTCAAACGGCTCCAATAGTTCGTTTAATTCTGTTTCTTCTAGCGGTGGTGGCGGAGGCGGTGCATATAGTACAGAAAAGGATGGCGCTGACGGGGGCTCTGGCGGTGGAGCAGGAGATCAAGCTGGTAACAGCACTCCGGGATCTGGTAACGCTGGCGGCTACACACCATCAGAAGGAAATGATGGAGGCCAAGGTGTAGCTAAAAATGGTCCGGGAGGCGGTGGAGGAGGAGCCGGTGCCGTTGGAGGCGATGCAACCTCAACCGCTGGTGGCGGTGGGGGTTCTGGGTCAGCATCCTCAATAACGGGTTCGTCCGTGACACGGGCGGGTGGTGGAGGTGGCGGTTGCTGGGCCGCAATAGCCACGCCAAACCACACTCCGGGAGCGGGAGGCACTGGTGGTGGCGGTGGTGGAGGCGATGGTGTTTCTGCCGCTGGAGCAGGCACGGCTAATACTGGCGGTGGTGGTGGCGGTGGTGGCTTCCCAAGCAACACGACGGGCGGCACAGGCGGTTCAGGCGTTGTGATTATCAGAACACTAAATACAGCCACTGCCACAACAGGCTCACCAACCACAACCACGGACGGCAGTTACAACATTTATACATTTACCGGATCAGGGAGTATTACTTTCTAATGGCACATTTTGCAGAATTAAATGAAAACAACGAGGTTTTGCGCGTCATTGTTGTAGCTAATCCCGAGCTTATTGACGAAAACGGCGATGAGCAGGAGTCGCTAGGCGTTGCGTTTTGCACTCAATTATTCGGCGGGACATGGAAGCAGACCAGCTACAACAACAATATGCGAAAGAATTTTGCAGGAATAGGTTTTGCTTACGACTCTGATCGTGATGCTTTTATACCCCCTAAGCCTTACGCAAGCTGGCTGTTAAATGAAACAACGTGTCAGTGGGAGCCGCCTACACCGCGCCCCGCAGATACCGGTATGTATGTTTGGAACGAAGAAACTACTAGCTGGGATCAAATGAATGTCTAAGCGCTATCAAGGCAACATTATTTCAAGCACTAAAGTAACGCCAACGCTTAGTGCGGCTAGTGGCGTTTGGACTGTGCAGGAAGCCAAGCGGTTCCGAGAAGATGGGACGTGGCCTACTGCAGGTGCGATAGATGTTGATTATGACGTTATCGCCGGTGGCGGCGCTGGAGGTGGTGGCACCTACCATGGTGCGGGCGGTGGCGCTGGTGGTTTCCGCAGTGGCACAGGGCTTACCCTCTTCCCCGGCATTGCTTACACCATAACAGTGGGTGCTGGTGCCGGAACAGCGGCTACGGGTGCGGCAGGCGCAACGGGTAGTGATTCGTCCATCTCTGGAACAGGCATCACCACGATTACCGCCTCCGGTGGCGGCGGAGGCGGTAACTATTCAGAAAGCGTTACCAACAGCACCGGCACCGGAGATGGCTACGGAAGAGATGGCGGCTCTGGCGGCGGTGGCGGTAGGCCGGGGGACGTAGGCGGTAGCGGCAATGCTGGGTCGTACTCACCTTCTGAGGGTAATGATGGTGGCGACGGTGT